AATTAGAGAAAAGATATCCTGGTGGTAGTTTTTCTGTAGAAAAGTCTGAAGTCAGAGCAAAGGGCGATAGATAAATAATCCAGACTACTAGTGTATATTCTCAATGGCAACCCTGTCATGGAAAAATTTAAAGAAAGATCATCCTCAAGGTGGAATTTATCTTAAAGTACTTTATCAAAATATAATTGATGAAGATGTTATTAGGGTAACTGGTTCTGGTGGACCTAATGCTGTTGTAGCAGCTCCACCAAACTCAAAAGTTGTCAGTGATATGAAAAATGTCCTTGATGGTAAATTAACATTTGAAAATTTTAAAAAAAGTTATACTGGTGCTGGTAAATTAGTAGCTATTAAATCTGCAAGTAATGGTAATAGTGTTACTAATATAAAATTTACTGATATAGAGAGAACAGTTGCATTTGGTAGTACCACTGGATCTGGTATGGGTGCTACTAAGACAGCAAAAATGGAGAATGCTGTCTGTTGGTATTGTGCATATGTATGGGCAAACGGGAAAGTTGCTCCTGATTTTTTACCATCAAAAAATGAGTTTGAACAAGTTGCAAATAAAGTTCATGGTGATGTAAGTCTAGATGTAATATACGAATGGTTATCAGAACAGACGGAAGGTTGGATAGAGTCATGTTGTACTGTAGCAAACAAGTTAAGAGATTCAAATGATTATTATAATCCCTCTTATCATTTTTATAGAGGGCAGAATGTAGGTGGCACTGATATAGTTAAGGTAGTTGAAAGCCATTATTATGTTGTAAATACTAATGAGAAAGAAGAACGAGGTAAAAGACCATTTACAGATATAAACAAGTGGTCACCTGCTGATATGTACATGTGTGAATGTGATTTTGATACTTCTCAAATTACAAATGAGACATTATTCAGTGGATTTAATCAAAAAATGAAGGAACTTTTAGATAATAAACAGTTGATTGGTGTTTCTTTAAAAAAGGTTGGTGGTAGTTGTACTCTTAGACCATTCAATTTTACTAGAGCATCAGCACGTACAACAAAAACATTCAATTCATATAGAAATGTGTCTTTTTTTGGTTCTATAGACACATATTTTAGAGGTGGTTCTAGCGGAAAAGATCCAGAACTTCAGTTACGTGCTAGTGATTCTGATGGTGAGACATTTCAAGGAGAAATTCAAGGACAAACAGCAAAACATGGTAGAATTGGTGGTGGAAATGTACATGATATTCTTGTAGCTTCTATCCAAAACAGTTCTGGTTTGTGGAAAGACTATAGTTCTGCTTCTGGTGCTGTTACTCCTTCTAGAGGTGCTGGTCTTGATAGAAAATTGTTAACTTTATACAATAAATGTAAGAAGGCATTTGTAGATCAAGATGAAAATGTTACTTTAGCTTCTATTGCAGCAATGCCATCTCAATGGAAGTTCTCTAAGTATTTTGGTTTAGTTGCAACAGAAACTATGATGAGTGCTACACCATCAGAAAGAAATGAAGTAATGAAAAGATTGTATTTGTATGGTACATCTCAGATGGATGACTCTGCTCCTTTTATAAAAGTTTTCTAATGCCAAACGTAACTCAATTAAAACACCTAGAACACCTTGAGGATGAGATGCTCAACTATGGAGTTGAGGGATGTAAGGCAGCTGTTAGTTTCTTACAGGAATTAAGGAAAATGCTTGGTTGTGATGACAGCACAGGATTTATGCAAACCAAATGGGATGGTGCACCTGCTGTAGTGTGTGGTAAAAACCCTAAAAATGGGTTGTTTTTTGTTGGAACTAAGTCAGTTTTCAATATAGAAAATCCAAAAACTTGTTACTATGAAGAACAGATTGATGAATACTATGGAGATAGAGGAGATCTAGCAAAAAAATTAAAATTTGCTCTGAAATATTTTTCTAAATTAGATATTGATGGTGTGATACAGGGAGATCTTTTGTTTACTTCTGGTGATTTAAAAACCGAGACAGTTCATGGTGAAAGACTTTATACTTTTAGACCTAATACTATTACATATGGCATACCAGTTGATCATCCTATAGGAAAAGCAGCATATCAGGCAAAAATTGGAGTGGTATTTCATACACATTATGTTGGAGATAAACTTTCTGAACTTCAAGCAAAGGGTGGATCACTTAGATTGAAAAAAATTGCTGAAGTTTTAGATGTTGATAATGATACTCCTATGAATAAGGTTGGTTTGAACCATACCGAAGAAATTAATTTTGATACTATGGTTGCTTCTATAGAAAGTAATTGTAAAAAGTGTGGAGATTTTCTTGATGAGTTGGTTACCAATACAGGCACAACAGGTGACCAAAAATGGCATGTTGCTTCCTATTTGAAGCAATTTTTTAATGCTGAAATAAAAGCAGCACGTAGTATTTCTAATGTAGATAAAGCATTTAGTGGTCTTTATAATTTTTATTATGATAAGACTAAAAAAATGCTTGATAAAATTAAAACACCAGCAACTAGAGCACAGAAAGGTAAGTTAGTACATGATAGTCAGAATTATCTTAGGGATAATCAGTATAAATTTAAGTCAATGTTAAATCTCTATAAGGAATTGCAAGAGATTAAACAGTTTGTTATTGATAAGTTAGATCATCTTGAGACTTTTAGAACATTTGCTCAAACTGAGAACGGATACAAGGTTACAAAACCTGAAGGTTATGTTCTACATAAGGATGGAGACATGATTAAATTTGTTAATCGTTTAGAATTTTCTTACATCAACTTTACACTAGCAAAACAATGGCGTTAAAGTGCAACAAATGTTATTTTACTTTTGGTAGGTTTCAACCGCCTACCACTGGACATAGAGATAACTTTAGAAGTGTCAAACGTATTGCTGGAACAAGTGAGTATAGAATTTATATCTCACAATCTGTAGACAGTAAAGGATCTAACCCTCTCATACCAGAGAGAAAGTTGTATTATATGAACAAGATGTTTCCAGAGCATAAAGGACACATCTATAGTGGACCTAGAGATCCAGTAACAGTTTTACAAGACATTATGATGGCAGGATATGACGAAGCTTTTTTTCTTGTAGGGTCTGATAGAGTGCAAGCAATGCAGTGGATTCATAAATACAATGGCAACGATAAAGATTTTTCTTTTCGTACATTAGAGATCATTTCTTCTGGTTCTAGAGATGCAGATGGTGATACCTTTGCAGTATCTGGTACTAAGATGAGAAGAGCAGCATTTTCTGGTGATTTTAAAACATTTCGTTCTGGTATACCTGGTTTAAATGATAAAGAATGTGCTGATATGATGCAGGAAATTAGATTAAATTTACCAGCAAACTTTAAATGAAAACATTTCAACAATTTCAAGAATCTGCTTGGCAACGTAAGGAAGGCAAGAATAAATCTGGTGGTCTTAATGAAAAAGGTCGCAAGTCTTATGAACGTGAGAATCCTGGTAGTGATTTAAAAGCACCACAACCTGGTGGAGGACCTAGAAAAAGATCTTTCTGTGCTCGCATGGGTGGGGTCAAAGGACCTATGAAAGATGAGAAAGGAAGACCAACCCGTAAGGCACTAGCACTACGGAAGTGGAAATGCTAAATGAAAAATTTTAGAAAACTACGTGAGCAAGCACTACGACAACACTATCGTAAGAAGGAAGTGTTTGTTGAGGGTGATTACATAATGAATGCTACCACAGGACAAAAAGGTAAGATTCACAGAGCAGGTGTTAACTACGTTATATGTGTTACTGAGGATGGAGAAATGTTCCGTGCGTGGGTAAAGGATATTAGAGATATAAATAGAACCTAGAAGACTGTCTAAAAGTATAAAATGGATAAACAGAGAGCCGTTAATACTGTCACCGCAAATGACGAGTATTCAAAACAATTGATGAAAATGTATGAGAACTGGATGGGTGGCGAATGCTTCCAAGGTTCTAACATTAAAGAGGAAGAGATTCCTACGGGACAGAAGCAAGGTGGTGGAACTGGTGCAGCATTTAAGTCTGCTATTGGTGAGTTACCTGCTATAGAGTACGATAAGTCTGGTGCTATTCCTACTCCAAGTGTTGTAAATTCTGATGATGGTAGTCAAAAAGACCCCAAATCAAATGCAAATCCTGGTGAACCCCCTGTTGCTCTCAAGGGTACAATGACAATTGGACAAGGATCTATGTCAACTGGTCAACCACAATCACATGGTGCTCAGTTGAAGAACATGACTTTGGTTTCTAAGGAACAAGTTGAAATTGATGGCGAAATGTACGTCATTGAGAAGGCAAAAGGTCTTGATGGTAAGGCATGTTGGAAAGGATACAAACTTGCAGGTACTAAAAAGAAAGGTGGAAAGACTGTTGACAACTGTGTTAAAGCAGGTTTTGAACCAGAAGGTGAGCAGTTAGAAGAAAAGAAAGCAAAGAAAGATTATGATGGAGATGGCAAGGTAGAGTCTGGTAAGGATGAATACTTCGGAT